TAGATTGGGCGACCAGTTGTATCGGTTGCACCCATTAGCAATGACCACTGGGATGTGCCAGCGATGTATGCGCTTGGTAGTTCACCTGTTGCTAGGTAAGCAGCTGGTGCTTCGGTTGATACATAGGAAATGATGCCAGCGGATGTTGCTGCGACTGCGGTGGCTTGTGTTCCACCTGCGGTCAATGCTGCAATTACTGCTGCATCAGTTGCCTTGTTGTAGGCGCGTGTCATGTTATCGACCATTGCCTGGAAAAAGTCTGGGGATGAGCGTTCCAATAGTTCTACGGAGTAACGCTGCATTCCAGCAAACTTGTTTACATCTAGGTTGACGTATGAGGACACGATGCCGGTCTCTGATGGGCCAGCACCTTCGTTGGTGTCGGCTACTGTGCCACTGGTTGTGATTTTTGGATGGCTGATAACCATGCCTGATGCAGTGATGGCGCGTGAGCCGATTGCATCGATGGCTGGGCGTGATCCGATGGATGTATCGATAACGCTGTTTACATACTGCACTGGGGTGAACGCTGGGTTCGTGCTGAATGAGTCATCGGCTGCCATAACATACTGGGCTGAATCATGGTTGCCCATTTTGGCCTTGATGCTGTGTTCCAAGTACGAGGCTTGGCTGTTGATTGGTGAACGTGGCTTAGCGTAAGCCACTGGTGCTGCGGCATGAACAACCGCTGCTGCGGTCACTTCATCTGCCACTGGTGCGGTTGTTTCTTCCACGATGTTCTCCTGTGGTTGTTCCTCGGCAGGTTGTTCTGCTTCGGTGGTTTCTGGGTTTTCCTCATCTGCCTCTGTGGCTGCGACTTGGGAAATCTGTGCATCCTTAAATGCTGGGTTTGTTACATGGGCAACTGCTTCAAGTTTGGCAGCTGATACGACCATCACGCCTTTCTCGATGGTGTATTCACCGACATTGGCCTCAATGCTAAATGCCGGGCGCAATCCCTCGGATGCTTCGACCAGTGCATCATTGCCAGCACCCGTTGGCGCGATCTTGAACGCCATCGAGATACCTGCTGGGGTAATTTCCTCTGATCCTGCAATACCGCGACCCAATGGGCGTGTGCGGTCATGTTCCATGTTTAAGACAATTTGGCTTGGGTCAATCTCACCAAACGCGCCAAACTCAAAGCGCACTGGGCCAGCCGAGGTGTTGCCAACCTTGGCAAACGGCACGACAAGGCCTTTAATGGTTCGGGTTTCTGTGTCGGCTGCTAAAACCTGACCCTCAAAACTAAGTTGCATTTTCATTTCCTCTCGGTGCGAGATCCATTTCCTCACGCGCTTCATCTACGCTAATTAAGCCGTAATCAAGCATCTTGCCCAAAACTTCAATTTGTTCAAGTGGGTTTCCGCGCAAGTAATCGTCAAGATCAAATCTGACCTTTTGACCTCTTGGCGTTACATCTACCATTGTCAAGCGTTCCTCGATGCAACTCATGAATGGGCGCAATGAGAAATCGACAAGGCTTCGGCGTTCCTGGCTTACGTTGGAGTAAGTCGCGCTGGCTGATTCGGCGTTGATGTACCAGGCTGGGATGTTGCACATACGGGCAATTTCAGCTGCTGTGTTCAAGCGTGATTCAGTAAGTTGCATTTGTCCGGCATCGTAGCCAAAGGTGGTTACATCCAACGGGCCTGATAGGTAAGCGGTTGATCGGGTTGCTCGGGCTTGCTTCCACTGGGCCAGTAGGCTTGACACTTGCTCTGGCGGTAGATCCACACCACTATTCTTGATGACCATTGTTGGGTTTGGCTCACTGGCCATACGCTGTACGGCTTCCTCCAACTTCAAGGCTGTTGAAATAGTGCGGCCACCTCGGTTGAGAATGCCCTCGTCAATGCCGCTAAACATAATTAGCGATCCCACACCTGTGGCTGGCATCAAGCCGCCCTCGATGTAAAAGCCGTTGACGATCTCTTGGGTATTCAAATCAGTTGTGAATGTAACCCGTGTCGGATCAATTCGGCGAGCCTGTGTTGGTCGGCCATCCTCGGGGTTTACTTCAAGCACTTGCCAGAATGATCGGCCATGGAATAACAAATCCTCGACAGTCCAAGCCATAGTCACAGCTAGTGGAATGGCTGGATCAGGCTGTTCAAGAATCTTGCGACCCTCGACCTTTGCGCCAGTGATCATGTTGTATGAATTGAGGCCAAGGGTTGAGATTGTGCCAGCGATGATGTTGCGAGCGCGTGCCACTGCTGGCACTTGCATCGCGCTTGATCGGTCAACTCTGAAAGTGTTAAACGGGGTAAAGTATGCGTCTTGGTAAAACGGAATGGCAATACCTGCACGCGCTTCAATCTGTGGTTTTTCAGTCGGTGCGCCGAGTAAAAAATCTATGAATCCCATTTTGTCATTACACCATAGGCAACTGACTTTGGATAATTTTGTCGCGCTTTGTCACGTTGTTGCGCGTGTTGTCACATCAACTGGCTGGCTAGTCCTAGTGGTTCTTGATCCCTCTGGTTTAGCCAGCCAGCCTCGATGAGAACCCAAGGCAGGGTTATGCGCTAACTATACTCACAGATTGTTGCGGTTCGGTGGCATGACCCACCGCCATGACCAAAGCAACTGCCGCACTGATCGGTACTTGGGCGGCTCGTCTAGCAATTCGCCAACCGCCATCGGATGCCGGGCGGCGAGCGCAACTGACCAAGTGGCTGTGCATAGTTTCTTGGGCTGGGTGTAGCAGCTGCCGCGACTGCATCGCGTTCATTGTCTGATCGCACATGATCGCAAAGTTAGCCGAGTTCCAAGGCGTTGGCGCGACTGGCACACCAGCCTGGGCAAGTCTTGGCGCAATGTACCCAGCAGTATTTGGATCATAGGCCAGCACCCTTGGGCGATAGCGGCGAGTCAGTGTGGCGATTTCGCCAGCCAATTCAAGGTCGTTGATTCCGCCCTCTTTTTTCCATTCGTGCAAGAATACGGCGTAACCCTTTTCTTTCTGTTGCAAGGTAACAAGGCAAGCAAGTTCGCGGTTAAAGTTTAGGTCTAGTGCCATCCATGTTGGGAGTCCATCCTCTAGGGCCACATCCGACTCGCACTCATTCCACACTTGCATTGGCCAAGGCGAGTCGATCGCATCCACCCACATACATAGGGTCTCGGTCTTAAAGGCATCGGGTGAGTCAAAGGTTGCCGCATCCTTAATGTTTTGCTCATTGATCGTGTAACCCATCGCAGGGTTGGCCATTTTCCAGGCTTCGATGTCGTCAACCGATGATCCTGCTGGCGCGCTGTATTCGTAATAACCCATTCGATCGCTAGCGAAAGTCAAAGCGCGGCGGCGTTGCTCGTTTAAGACATTGCTCGTCAAGTCACCAGCATTGGATGTCCAAAACACTTGGGCATTGGGTCTGGCTCGGGTGATCGGTGTGACCGCCGCCCATGTGGCCTCGTCAATTTCGCGAAGTTCGTCAACATAAAGCAAGTCGGCAGTGCTACCGCGTGGCCCTTCGCTTGTAGCTGCTCGGATTGAGTATTTACGGATTCGCTCACACTTGCCCCCACAAGACTTGGGGTAATGGTGGCAATAGACTTCCAATTCCTCTTGGCCGTTAGTCCGGGAAACTCGCTTGATCCGCTTTCGCATCCAGTCCAAAGATTCGGCCATGTCAACGGTTTGTTTAAAAGTGTCCAAAGACAGCTGCCGAGTCTGGGACATAGCGATGGCATTCTTTTCGCCAAAGATGTAAAGGCCAGCAAGAATACGCATCCGCATCATGTGGGTCTTGCCATTCTGCCTTGCTACAAGTACGCCAACCGATGATCTGGCCCAGTTGCCATTGGGCAAGATTTTCAGCGCATCATTTAGGACATGACTTTGCCAAGGTAATAGTGGTACGCCTAACTCGTCAGCTAGTGCCGCCACCACTGGCCCTGCGCTGGGCAGGTTTAGGCTTGGGCTTTCTATCCTTGGTTTGGATAAGCCGTAAATAGTCTCCGACATGGTTAGTCCCGTCATTTTCCTCGCCCTGTTTTCCTAGTGTTCGTGTTTCGACTGTGAGATGCAACTGCTGCAATACGTTTAAGTATTTAGCCGTCAAAGGTGTGGCCTCTTTAAGATCGCCCATGTCAAAGGCCGTGTCTAATGCTAAAGCGATCCGCCGGGCTAATGTCATGGCCGCCACATCAGTTGGGGCTAACCAATTCGCTACCGACAAAGCCGCATTGAGTGATAGGTAGATGCCCATCGGTTTATCCTCTGGCGGTTCTGTTTTGTTTTGGGTCATGACCTAGGCCTTTCGGTTGTGGGTGGATCAAATCGGCGCAATCGGGGAGAGATTCCTGA